AACAATGGTATATGAATGTATAGAAGATGAAAGAAAATTAATGGAGTGTCCATTTAAGAATGTTAAGAAAGAAGCAGGCCATCATCCTTATGTTATTAGATTCGATGGCTTCTATTATGTTCAATGTACTTGTGGTGCAAGAGGCCCAATGGCTCCGAGAGAACTTGAAGTCACTGGCTGGAATAATCGACCCATCGAAACTACACTTGAGAAAATAGTAGAGACAGGTAACATTGACCACCAGGCATTTATGGATTTTGTTCTGCACCAGTATTATGCTAAAGAACTAAATAAAATGGCTCATGCTTATACGTTTGAAAATCCACCACCATCTTTTGAATATTGGTGTAGGTCTGTGGGTTTACAAGTTAAGGATGAATGATGACTAAAATCCTACTATACCCTAAGCCGCACATTGTCGATGTTCCCGATGGATGGGAGAAGTTTTCCAAAGAAGAAAAGGAAAACTATTGCAAAGACTATTGTACATCGGACCCGGTATTTTTATTCGATGCTTACTTCGATTTAACAACGCCTGAAATGGTGAAGCGATTAGAAAATTTATTCGGGAGGGCAAAATGATAATTGATGAACAGAAAAAACTGGTAGCTGAAAAGCTCATGGGGTGGCAAATTGATGAGTATGAGACTGCTGGATTAATAATATGTGAGATTGATTTTATCACAGATAGGGGGCTAGAAAGTGATAGAGGTGAAAGAATAAATATTGATGATTGGAACCCCCAAGACAATGAAATAGCTACTCGTAAAGATTGGGATGAAATTCACGAAAAAATATTGAACTGGACACCTAAAGGCCCGTTATATGTTCACGAACTTAAAAAATTATTAAACATAACTGAAAGCTATGAATATCACAGTTATACGCATGATCGCGCATTACTTGCCGCTAAGCCAGAGATAATGTGGGAAGCCTTGATTAAAACTTTGGAGGGGGAAAAATGATTGAAATAAATATTTACCTGTATTATGCAATGTGTGTCTTTTCAGGAATGGCACTTATGCAAATCGCACTTTTTATTCACACAATATTTTTTAAATAAACCACAACCAAAGGAGTGAAAACCATGAAAATAACAAAAATTAAAAACCTCAATGACGATACGATCATCGAGTGGCAGGTGCCGGTCAAGGGAGGGAGGACCGATAAATTTTCCCTGTCATCGGCAGAAGATCCAAGGCCCGAATTCAAGAAAGCATTAGGGGCCCTTAAAAAAGATATGATTGAATTATGTGAGGTTGAATCGCTTGACTCAAAATTAATCAAGGTATCTGGTGTTTCTCTTTCATACAAAGGTGAACATGATGTGATGAATGTTGTAATTACTGGCCAGAAATCTCACAAAAATTCAGGTGGATGCCTAAATTTGAATTCCCCTGTAAAACCTGCCGAAGTCGCCAACGTTGAAGAAACCGCACCGGAAAGCCTTCTATCAGAAAAATGTGTGGCAAAAATAATCACATTACTGGCAGAAGCAAAAAATTATATCAATGGAGCCAGGTCACAGGGCGATTTGGATCTAGATTGAGCTTCGGGACAAAACAACATTGGCAAACCGGCAAAAAGACAAAACGTAAGAAGCCGAAAACCAAATTTGAAAAGCAGATCGATAGGCTAGATGTATACTTTAGTCAATTTGTCAGAATTTCAAATATGGATGATCTCGGCCTCTGCGTTTGTGTCACTTGTGGAAATCAAAAGCCATGGAATAAAGGAATGACTGCCGGGCACTTTATCGGCCGGGCAAACGATACTTATAGAACCTGGTGGGATTTAATGAATGTTGCTTGCCAGTGTATCCGGTGCAATTCTTACAACGAAGGCAATAAATACAATTTCGGTCTTTACCTGAATAAAAAATATGGAGAGGGCACCACTACCAAATTAAAAATCAAATCAACTAAATCATTCAATCCTGATATTTTCGATATGGAATACAAGATTGAATATTACAAAGATGCAGTTAAAAAATTAAAACTTGAAAGGGGCATGAAATGAAAATATATGTAGCTAGTTCTTGGAGGAATAATTTTCAGCCAGAAGTTGTTAAATATCTTAGAGATTTAAAACATGAGGTTTATGATTTTAAAAATCCCGAAGAAGCAAGCGGAGGGTTTCATTGGTCCCAGATTGATACCGATTGGCAAGATTGGAACGTGACTCAATATGTAGAGGGGTTAAATCATCCTTTAGCAGTAGCCGGGTTTAAATCAGATTTTGAGGCTATGGCTTGGGCCGATTGTTGTGTGCTTGTAATGCCTTGCGGTAGATCTGCTCACTTAGAAGCCGGTTATTTTGTAGGTGCTAACAAGAATTTGATTATTTATACAAATGATGCCGAGCCTGAATTAATGTATAAAATGGCTAATTTGGTTACTGATGACTTGAATAAAATCAAACAAGAGCTTGAATGTTTACAAATTACAACACCAGTAACTTGAAAAAAGTATATTATCCAGTAAATTTCTAACAATTTTAACGAGGTCTTAAAATGGCAAAGAAAGATAAAAAAGATGCGGAAGTGACTAAAGAATCCGAGATGCACGATTTAGCAATTCAACGCGTCAAAGATTTGAAAGGGTTAGGCCGTAAAGACAGAGCGAAAATAGGGGATATTTCCAGGCAATTCCATGTTGATTCTGCTGACATAAAAAAGAAATGGGCAGATAAAAAAGCAAAGGATGATGCCGCAGCCGCAGCCGATGCAATAAAGAAAAAAGAAGCTGCCGAAAAAGCCGCCGATAAAAAGGCCAATGACAAACAGAAAGACAAATAATTTACCGGCCCTGGTGATGGGCTTTATTTAAAAAACAAGGAGTGAAGCGATTATGATTAACTTAGGTCACGTTTACAAGGATCAACCCGGTACAATAATGGACCGGGGGGAGAATACTTTATTTTTAGTATTGGGCAGATCGAAACCTGTTGAAGGGAAAATAAGCGAAGATGAAGAAACCCCTTCCAGTTATCAAGTCTTAGAAATAGGTGAGATAGGTAAAGCCATGGGGCCCATCTCTTTTCAAGCAACAGCTAAGTTGGAACAATTGAAACATGTTTGCAACTTGCCGCGAGTTCTTTGGGACATTTAGAGGTCAAAAAGTTTAAAACGGTTACCACAGATAAATTACGAATCGAAAGATTAGAAAAACTTCTCGGCTCACCGTTAATTGATGAAGCTCTATCCAGAGCCGCAATATTCTATACATCAATATCTGAGCATCATTTAAATAAAAAATATATGGATATAAAAATCCAGATTTTGGAGGAATTAAAAAAATGAGTTTTACAAAAGCGATGATTCAAGTTAGAAAATCAGAAGGTGGTTATGTTAATGATCCAGATGATGCCGGTGGCGAAACCTATTGCGGAATATCAAGAAAGTTTTTCCCTAAATGGCAGGGGTGGGAGTTAATTGATGATTTGAAAATAAAGTATTATGGAAAACTTAAAACAAATTACAAGGTAAACATATCAGAATTTATATACAAGATTGACCAATTCTATTTGAAATATTTCTGGAAGCCTTTGAGATGTGACGAAATTAAAAATCCAATCCTGGCAGAACATCTTTTTGATTGCGGTATTAACCTAGGTAAAAAATCGGCAGTTAAGTTTTTTCAGGAAACTTTTAATTCGTTATGGTCACCGGAAATTATGGGGAACGAGTTAAAAGTTGATGGTCTTATTGGGCCCAAAACTATTGGAGCATTAAATAGTTCCAATGACAAAAATTGGCCAAATCATTTTGTATTAGCGCGAATAACCCTGTATTTTGATAAATGTTATGACAAACCAATCAAATATAAATATCTAAAAGGGTGGGTTCTTCGGTCACTGAAATATATTCAGAAGCCTACTTAACCAATTCCAATTTTCGATATACTGTTCTCTCAGAACAGCCAAGATTCAGCGCAATCTCAGGGACCGGCATATCCTTATTTTTCGTGATGTAGTTAATATCTGAAACTCGGCAAAATGTTTTAGGAACACTAAAGACCATCCCAGGGCATTTAACCAGAATCGCTTTCACGCTATTTATCCCAATTACATCGGAAAGCTGCCGCATCTTTTCATTAGGCAAATCTTCACGATCCCATTTTTGCAAAATTGATTTCATGTTCCCTGTAATAGATGTTTACTGATTATAAAATTTGATTTTCGAAGCTCTGCCTCAGATACAATCAAGAATTCACGTTTTGGAATTTTCCTTGCAGGGAATCCGAATTGATGGACTCCCCCATATTCAGAAGTTGTTCCTATAAAAACTGTACTGCCTTCAATTTGTGAACTAACTGAGTTTGCAAGCTCACCTTGTCGTGTTAAAATTTTGTTACCGAATCCTGCTTTCTGCTTTTGTGTTTTTGTTGCAGGTTTGAGTGGCTTCCATCCTGGGCCTTGTCTATCGAAGGCATTTTCGCTAGCTCTTTCAAGTACACCACCGATTTTTATGAGTGCTGGCCTAATATTTTGGGCATTGAATCCAAATTTTTCAAATAGTTTTTTTACTTCACTCGATTTAATGGTGACTTTAATCATGTGAGTTCTGCCGGTTCAATTTCCTGTCCAGCTTCCCAAATATCATCGTCAAAATCTTCGCGTGCAGGTTCAAAAGATTCTGTTGCTGGATTCAAACCGAAGCCAGGGTCCGGTCGTGCTCTCGGTGCCTTGATTTTGATTCCACGACTTTGCGCTTCGGCCCGAGTTAGTGATTTAGTTCTTCCAGTGCATTTAAAACCATTTGGGGGATACCACGAATTAGGTGACTTCCAGAATCTTGATGTAATTGGTTGAATTGAACCAGATTGTGCTCTATGTGTCGGCCTACTTCTTTCTGCTCCCAAAATTCCATCAATCAATTCGAGGAACGGGCGATCATCTGCATTTTCGATTTGCCTTTCAAATCTTCCAGCATTTAAAGCGGATTGAACATTTTGACTATAAATCAATTTGAGCCGGTGAGGGGTGGTTAGTATTGCAATTTCCTTGCCTTCTGCACCAAGGATTGTTCGCTCACCGGACCATCCTTTTCGAGCCAACGTATTTTTAAAATCTTTCTGGAATGATTGGAAAGTTTTACCCTCAGAAATTGCCTTGGATAATTCATCCCGAACATCCTGTAAAACTCCCATGCTGACCGATTGAGTAATTGAAAATAATTTTGCTTTTATCGCTGCCTCAGTAGCTTTTGCGGTTGTTGAAATCTTAATAGCCTGGGCATCAAATATTTTAATTGCCTGTTTAGGCGGCACCTTCTGTGCCTCAATTAGGATTGTTTCATCGAAATGACTCAATCGTCAGTATTCCGGCTTAAACTCTGTGCGTTAAATAAAGCACGACCAAGATTCTTTTCCAGGACTTCCGGTCTAATCTTAGCGAATAATCCCAGAAGCATTTCATTGGCCTCATCAAAAGATTTTGCTTTCTGAATCATTTTAATTATTGGCTGTACGAATTTTGCATCTTTCTGTAAATCTTTATCTGTAAGGGAATCAATGAAAGCATCGACAGCTGCCTGGTCCTCAAACTTTGATTTAGGCTCCTGAAAACTTGGGGCTGGTTCTGGTTCAGTAGGCTCTTTCAATTCAAAATCATTTTCATCCAAATTGTATGTGTCTTGGAAATACTCAGGCGTAAAATTCACACCCATTTCTTTCAGAAGCTTATCACGTTCTGCCACATCCAATTTAATATCTTCCTCATGGAAATATTTGAAAGTAGGGGCCACAACATTAGTGCCGAAGTTTTTATCTGTAGTCCATCTTATAAGAATATCAAAACAATTTTCACCCATCATTTGATCTGATTGAGCTAAATCCAATCTGACATTATCGTGAACCTGACCCAGGGCCCGGGCGCCCTTATCCCCGGCCTCAGTCGTGAGGGTTTGACCTAGTACAGCCTTTGATATTTCTGCATTGGAGGCATTCATCAACTCTTTGAAAATATCCGCGCTCGCTTTTGCGTTATTGTTTACAAAATCGATTGTTGCGTCTTTTGGAATCGTAACGGCCGAACCTCTGACCATCTCAACCAATTTTTCCTGTAGCTCTGCATATTCAGTATCGCTGGCACCTTTGGGAGGCTTGCCGATTGCAAATGGAGATCCATATTTTTCAGTGAATTCAACCCAATATTTAAAAGCAGATTTTTTCCAGTTAATGGCCCAATAGACTTTCGATAAAAGAGCCTCGCCGTAAGGATTATCATATTTTGGATTATTTCGAGG